ATGGCTTTAATTCTGACTGCCTACTTTTCAGTATTTCGACAGCCTTACTGGATAATGGCACGGTTCGACGCTCCCCGTTCTTGGTCATCGATAGCAACACAAATCGATTCTCTAAGTCTATTTTTGCTTACTCCATACCAATGATTTCCCCGGCTCTCATGCCTGTTTCAATCGCAAACAGAAAAGCATCGCCACTGGTCTGTTCCACTTTGGAACATGGCCCATTGTGGCCTAATCCTTTCAATATCTGGCTGATTTCATCATCACTGTATATCCTATCGCGCCCTTGGCTCTTAGAGGGCTTTCTAAGCTCCTTGGCGGGGTTTTCTTTAATCCAGCCCCACTCACGCCTAGATTGTTCGAGAACGGTCTGTATCATCGAACAATATCGGCTAACGCTATTATTCTTCATTGTCTTCAGCTTTTCATCCCTATACCTTGCAAGCATCTCGGTTGTAATGTCTGATACGGGCTTGTCGGCAAAATCGGCTTGTTTGACGATCTTGAGCAAATAGGATTCGTTGTAAGCGTTTCGCTTGGTAGGGGTGATTTCTGCAAGGTACTTGTCCACAGCATCAGAAAATGTTTTGTTTGTGCCATGGTGATAAGTACCGGCATTGATTTCAGATTCAGTCTGTGTTGCCCATGCCTGAGCTTGGCCTTTAGCTTGGAAAGACTTAGCAAGGCGTATGCCTTTCTTGAATATTTGCACTTGCCAAGTCTTTCCGCGTTTGGTGATGGTTGCCATGTCGTGATTTTGTCGTGGAACGGATATTAAACAACATAACAGAATAGCAAAAGATAGCAAAGTTACATATATAAAAAACAGTTATTTAGAGGAATCTAGCAAAATATGATAAGCCTTATAAAGTTACCTATCTTCTCTCAACCAGAAGTTAGTTTTGTTGGTATACATGGCTCTCATGTGATGTTGTCGTGATTTTGTCGTGATTGGTTAATGTTCTAACAAGGTGCTAGGTATAGGTTGAGTATGAGACGCTGCAAGATTTGCGGATATTATCGCATCTTCAAATGTTGCGCCTTGGCCAACTACAAACAAAGGGCATTTATCCTGATCTTCTTGTGTTAGTTGGTTAAATTTCTTCATATCTTCTTTGCATCTGCAAAGCGTGACATACCCTGTGTCACGCTTTGCAGATGCTAATAATGAGAAGTCAGCAGTATAAAATACCCAGCCATTTTCAATATTCATAAAACCTCACTGATTAGCAGGATTGCTCCACCATTTTAACAATTCTTCACGCGGGAAAAATAGCTTCCCACGTTTGACGACTGGAAAGCCTGGTTTGTTGCGGTACTTGCGTAGCGTTGATTCAGCAACGCCTAACAGCTCCGCAGCTTCAACGATTTGAAGGAATGGTTTATCTGTCATTTTTTACGCTCCCACCGCTCAAACCTATAACCTTCACGGTATTCCACTTGCTCAAGTTCAAAATTAACCCGTTCTTTGTTCCAGGTTTCAAGCGGGAAATAAGCTACTTCATCGCCATCTTCAACGGGAGTATTTTGATCGACTTTAGTGAGCAGTAACGTATCAGCAAGCGGTATCGCTTCTTCGTAGAGTCTTGAGCCGCCTATGATGAATGCTTGTTCATAATTCAAAAATTCATTAGCCGTATAAAGCGCACCCGTTAAATTTCCACATAACCAAACATCATCAAGTAGTTCTGTTTTTGTTGAAACAATAATATTTTGTCTAGCTGGTAACGGCTTAAACGGCAAACTTTCCCAAGTTTTTCGCCCCATAATAACGGCATGACCAGTAGTCAACGATTTAAATCGCCTCAAATCCTCCGGTATGTGCCATGGCAGTTTGCCGTTTACGCCTATAACCCCATTGGCATCGAATGCCGATATGATTTTGATTTTCACAAGTCTTTTCCTATCTCTTCAAGATACTGCCCAAGCAACGCCAAAAGCTCATCTTTATGTTTGTCATTTAAAACTGGTATGGGGATGAACAATATACCGGCTTGTTTCATAGAATCTGCTAATTCGCATGATTTCCGCATTTCAACTGGTGAGGCTTTATTCATGATTCAATACCATTTCAATAGCTCTTGCGAAATCAATCAAGCTAACTTCTTCACCAAATGTAAAGCTCCGTCTATTACTTGCATGATTTCATCATCACTCAGCGGCTCACGGGACGGTGGTGATGTGTAAAACTTGGTGCCAACCGGGTATCTTTTTTTAACCAAAAGACTAACAGTTGAGTGCTCTTGGTTTCTTCTTTCTACAATAGCCACCGGCTCAGGCTCAGGCTTTGCAAGTTCGGTTTCAATTTTTTGCAAAACGTTATAAAGAGCAACTTCGTCTTTGTATTGCCATTTTTGCAGGTTTGCTAGAATCGCCTGCTTGCATTCTTCCAATAGTTCACGACTCATTTCTTACTCTCCCTATGCAATTTTGATGTTAAGTTTCTTTGTTTTTTAGCGCAAGCTGGACATCTTTTTTGCATCCTTGATTTCATAATATAATCACTTCCACAACTGCAAATTCGAGTTGTGCCAACAATAAAATCCTTTCTAAAATCAATGCCTGATTTAGTTACTTGCATGGATTGGCCTGAATATTGAATTGATTAACTGAACTTGTTTGTGCTCAGTTTTAACTTCTTTTTTAACAGGCATTTCATAATTCAGCTTATCTAAAAAATCCTGTATGTCGTCTTTCCACCAAGCATCAAAATAGCAACCAAGTTTATTTCTAACCTTGTCATCCGATACCGGAAAATCTGGGTGCCTAACCCATTCGTAAACTCTGTTTGTGCATACGCCAAACGCTTTAGGTATTCGACTCACGCATAGCAATTCACCGTTATCAATATCCAAAATATCCGGCTCAGTTTTCCAACTAGCCACAGCTTTTAAATTATATAAACCTTCTGCAATAGGCTTAGGAAATCCTGGTTGTGTTGACCATCGCCGTGCAGTTGCCCATGAACAGCTGTATATTTTAGCTATCGTGGTGTATGTACCATTTACGGCGTTTACATCGGCCTTGTGAAAATAACGCCTTCTCATGCACTGCAACCAATTTTTTCCAGTTGATCGACAATTTTTTGTACCGAGTCTAAAAACTCAATGGCTTTTTGCTGGCACTCTTGCAACTCTTCTGCGGTTGGTTCGTAGCGCTTAATAAATAGCTGCAATTCATCCGGCAGTCGGCTATCAAACGACACGAAATCGCACCATTTCCGACCAGTGCAGAGCATTTGCCAGAGCATTTGGTTTTTGTATTGCTCAGGCACAACACCCGATAAAAGCGTTTTTATGTGCGTTGTAGTGGTAGGGCATTTAATTTCTATCAAGCCATCGTTTACAAGGCCATCAGGCGACGCACCGGCCCATTCCAATGTAGGGTGCTTAATAAAGCCTACCTCTTGCACCATAACACCGCGATCAGCCTCATAAGCGCTTCTAGCGTATGGCTCAGAAGCAGATCCCCATTTCATAGCGTTATTTTCGAAAAACTCTGTCTGTAATCCGGTTAATCTTTCGGCGACAAGTTCTAGCCTGTATTGTTGCCGTTTTGCGCCTTCTAATCCTTTTGCAGTCAAGTCAAACGCATCATTAAGCCTGGAAGCGGTCAACGATCCTAATCTAGCTGCAAACCATTCATCAGTTCTTTGTTCCATTATGCGGCCTCTTGTTTCGGTGTTAGTTTGGCTTTCATATCGTCTTTAACTGGCGTTAATTGCTTTTGCAATGCCTTTGGTATGGTTTGCCAAACTGTGACAAGTTCTTGCAGTGATTTAGCCGATTTAATGGCTTGTTCGTGCTTGTTTTCTGGTTCTGATTGTTGAGAATCAATAGCATCATGTTCAACAATTTCTAAGGCCAACATCCACAAATAGCGTCTTAAGTAAGTATGCATTGAGCCTAAGCACTGTATAGGTGTTGCACCTTTGACAGTAGCGTCCGCAATTGGAGACTGAAAAACAATACTGCCTTCGCCTTCGCTTGCATAAATAGTAAGAAAAGCGTTTGTATGTTCAAACGAAACAACCCCACAAAGCCCGTTATCATGCATAACTTTGTTGATATGTGGGATTATGTCTTGCAGCTCAAAATATTTAAAATGCGAATATGTGTTTAACCCAGACTTGCTTATATTAATTGATTGCAGATCAATTCTAGCTTTTGCTAGTTTTGCGTAAATATTCATAAATACCTCTAAAACGGCGCATATAGCCAGTATTGTTGCGTCATTTTTCTTTTATAAAAATACTCGTATAAATGCCGCCTTTGATGGCTATGCTTGTGTTTTTTTAAACTCATTCTGACAGCTCCTTGATGGCTTGTTTTTCTGCTAGAGTTTCCCAGTAACCAGAAACCCATGATTTAATCATCACGCTTAATGTACAAGCAGAATGATTAACCATAGCGACTAGTATCGCCTCTTGGTCACTATTTAACTGTCCTAGCGTTTCCATAATATGCTCATGGGTTTTAGGGTTATATTCTTTGTCTAATAACTTACTAATTCTTGCATTAACTTTTTCGTTGAATGCATCACATACATCAATATCATGCAGGTAGTTATCTATTTGGTGTGAAACGTAGCAGGTATTCATTATGCATACTCCCAGTATATCTCTAATCTATCATTAGCCCATTCTTGTACAATTTCATATTGATCGTTTTCGCTCATTGACTCAAATTCGCCTTCTTCAAGTCCTAAGTCTTTTACAGTATCTAATGTTGCAGTGCGGCATGAATCAATATTTGCACCGCTATTGCAATGAAATTTAACTATTGCCATTTCCGCACCCTCTCAGGTTTAGCCAAATTTAAATGACTAATATCTTTTTTAGTCATTTCGCTTTTCGCCAATATCTCGCCAGTTTTAGCGCTTGGCGATCTGTAATAAGCGTCTAATAGAAAGCCTCCGATTAAGCCGGTAATCAAGGCAGTAATTAATAATAAATGCCCTTTGTAATCTTCTGAAAACTGTTTAGGTTTTAAACCTGCTTGTTTTTCAAGAGTGCGGCGATTTGTGATAATTTCTTCATCTTCAAAGTGAAACATTTTTTATTTCTCCTATCTCGTTAATTAAAGAAAGCTCAAGCCGATTAGAGTCAAGCTCGCACGGTCATTTAATTGAGCTTTCACGGCTGGCGACTGACTGCAATTTTTAAGACCTCTGCTATTACCTACCGGAACGGTCATGCGGTCGATCAGTCGCCATGCGTCAAAACTCAACTTTCACGGCTGGCGACTGGGGAGATCGTCCCGACCCGCTAGCGAGGCACTCAGAGGCCAGCCGTCAAAGCTCTATTCAGCGTCTTTTAAACGCTCATCAATAATTGCAAATAGTGGTTGTTTCCAGCGTTTCCACCATGAAAGTGCTTTGCTATCCATTTTTAAAATCTGTTCATCAGTAAATTCTTTCCATTTTGAAATTGGATGTTTTTGGCATCCTATTTGTAGTATTTCTTTAGTAAATCCAACACACCAATTGTCAATTTGAAGCGTGAAAATGAATTTCATATCGCCATAACAAAGCAAGTTAACATCACTCAAGTTGGCATCACACAAGTTGGCATAACTCAAGTTGGCAGCACTCAAGTTGGCAGCACGCAAGTTGGCATCACTCAAGTCGGCAGCACTCAAGTCGGCAGCACGCAAGTTGGCAGCACTCAAGTCGGCAGCACTCAAGTTGGCAGCACGCAAGTTGGCATCACACAAGTTGGCATCACACAAGTTGGCAGCACTCAAGTTGGCAGCACGCAAGTTGGCATCACTCAAGTCGGCAGCACTCAAGTCGGCAGCACTCAAGTTGGCAGCACGCAAGTTGGCATCACACAAGTCGGCATAACTCAAGTTGGCAGCACTCAAGTTGGCAGCACGCAAGTTGGCATAACTCAAGTTGGCATAACTCAAGTTGGCATAACTCAAGTCGGTTTTTGCTTTTATTGCAAATTCAACTGTTATCCTTATCGAGTTGTTTTCTTGTTCATGAGAAAACAATACTTCGTTAGTTATTTTGTGCTTTATTTCTATTTTCATTGTTATCTCGTTAAAAAGACCTTGACCAAAGCCATGGTTTGAGCTTTCAATGCTGACGACTGGTTGGAATCGAACCAACGCAATACACCGTCACAACGGGGCTTTAGGTAGCTACAACTAAGAACCCACCGACAGCAGCTCTCCCAACTGAAGCTACAATCGCCAGCATTCAAACCTCAAAGAGCAATCAGCTACCTGAATCTGTTATTAAAAACAAAACAGGCTTTATCAAATTGAGCATCGTAAGTACGCGATTCATGGCAAATATCAATAAACGCTCTTAGTTCTGCTTGACTCATGGTTTCAAATTTTGTTTGTCTTTTTGTTTTCGCTTTCATTTTTATTGTCCAAAAAGACCGGCTAAACGTCAGCCGGTTTGAGTTAGGAGTTTCACATCACAAAGCAGCTTGCTTTGTTGGGTGTAATATTAGCATTATGCGAATAATTTGCAATAGGCAAAAGCAAATAAATTTTACAAAAAAACTCAATCACAGATTAAACCGATGATTTCCTTAAGTATTTTTTTTTGCTCATCCGTTAGGGTTGGTTCTTTTTTTTGTGATGCTGTAGGCGTTTTATCACCTTTTCCGGTAGCCAACCACTCTACACCCACTTCTAAAAGCAAACAAATTTCAATTAGCTTTTCAGTGCTGGGCATTTTTAAGCCATTCAGCCACTCACTAAGAGTGGGTGCTGATACACCAAGGCTTTTGGCCCATACAGCCTGCATACGTTCGCCAGGCCATTTATCAAGCAGTGATACCCGTAGTCTAAAAGAAAACTCTCTCTTTATGTCCACGCTTGAAGTATAGGCGTTAATAACTTTGCAATCAGCAAATATTTTGTTGCTACAATGTTTGTAATCGACTAATATAGTGCCCATGAAAAAGCTCCTAGAATACAGATTGGCTCATAAACTTAACCAAAGGCAAATGGCTGCATTTATTGGCTTTTCTCCCGTCACTTATCACGAGTGGGAAAAAGGCAAAAAAAGGATGAGCCGAACTGCTGCTTTGGTTGTTGCTGAAAAAACGGGTTTATCCCGCGATTATTTAATTTTTGGCGATTAGTCATGCTGCCAACATGCATCAATCAGTTTAAAGCCGCTTGCAGACCGGCTAAGTCTGCGCTCTCGTTAGTTAGGACAGGGGAAACCCAACTAGCCCACGTTTGCATTGCGGAATCGCGGTGGCGTGGGCGTTTTTTTTGGGTGGCGGCATGAACGCTATTTGCGAGCTGAAAGCCAAGGTTACGGAACAGACTCATGATGATTTCCTTGTTGCGGCTCGTCATCTTGGATTCTCCACGCGATCAGAGTTTTTGAGATACATCGTAGAGCGTGAGCTTTACGGTATTTCGGCACAGTTACAGATTACGAGAATACCTGGTGCTTATACAGGGCAGGATTCTCAAAAAGTTTGACCCTGTTTTGTGTGCGTTAGCGTACAGACAGGCATGAAGTAATGGAAACACGCAATAAGCGGACATAGCCAGAGACAGACCCTGAAAGGCCGGAGTAATTACCGGGTGAATTGGCAAGACGGCAGGAACTTAGCGCGAAACAAAGCTAGGCCGTTTTGAAACCATAGAAGCGGGGAAGGTTGATTGTACTGGTTACAAAGTAGGCAGGCGTGGGGTAGTTAATGGTTATCTCTTAACTCCCGAACGATGATTGATAAAAGCAAATTAGCCATTAGGCGAGCTGTAAAACTGAAGGTTGTTAGTAGCATCAACGGTCACAGCGGATTATCACATAAAAAGCCAGGAGGCCCAAGTAACCAACAAAACCGCTTCGGGTGCAATTTGCGCCTTGGGTAAGTTATACCCTGAAAACTGAGGTTTACATGAGAATTGATATGAATGTCCCTTTCCAAGACAAGGACGAAGCAAAGGCTCTTGGTGCTAGATGGGATGGCTTCAAAAGGTGCTGGTTTATAGTCGATCAGGAAGATTTGAACCCATTCATTAAATGGTTTCCTGAGTATTTAACCCGCCCATACAACAACAATCCTGGACAGGGAAAAAAGAAGAAAAAGAAAAAAAGCAATACAAGTCAATACGGTTTGAAAGACATACACAAACAAAGTGTTAAGCATTTCAAAACAATTTAAATAAAAAAGCCGGTCATTCCCGCGAAGAAAGTAACCGGCTTAGTGTTCAACGAACGAGGTGATTATATGACGGAACTAAGTTTAAGGCCATATCAGATAACGCAAAACAATGCGATACGCCAATCCTTTGGGAAGGGTAATCGCAGAATCATAAGCTGTATTGCTACCGGATCAGGCAAAAGTGCAATGCTTGCCGATTTAACAAAAAATATGCTTGATAAATCGCCTATCGCAAGGGTTTTGATAGTGTTGCCGCGTAGATCGTTGGTTATGCAGTTGTCAGAATCATTTAGCGGATGGGGCATTAATCACGGAATTATTATGGCAGGGATAAAGCCGGTTAATTTGCCAAGAGTGCAGATAGCAAGCATTGACACATATTTGAGCAGGCTTAGCAGTAGTTACATCGAATTGTTTAACGCCGATATGTTAATTATTGATGAAATGCATCTTCAATTTACAGCAAAAAAACTGGAATTGTTTAGCAATTACCCGTTAGTAATCGGATTTTCTGCAACACCTATTGCACCAAAAAAGCAAAGCTTAGGCATTTTTTATCATGACATCGTGGAAACCATCACGATGCAACAATTGATGGATCAAGGATTTTTAACGCCGTTGAAGTGCTACGCAAAACCTGGAATTGATCTATCAGGCTTGAAAACTGATGCAGATGGCGACTATAGGGAATCACAACTAGGCGACGTAATGGATAAGCCGCAATTAGTGGGCGACATATACGCCAACTGGAAGCGTTTAGCAGCCGGAAAACCAACAGTGATATTCGCATCAAGCCAAGCACATGCGCGGCATTTATGCGAAGAATTCAACGGCCATGGGTGGAGGTTCCACTATGTCGATTGCAACTATTCAGATGACGAAAGACAGGGGATTTTCGATGAAGTTAGAACAGGAAAAGCGATTGGGATTGTTAATGTTGGGATTGTCAGCGTCGGTATTGATATTCCTAATCTCGAATGTGTGGTTCTTGCACGACCCACAAAACTTATTAGCGTGTATTTGCAATGTGTTGGGCGCGTTACTCGTCTTGCTACTGGTAAACAAAGCGGAATCGTTATTGACCACGCTGGAATCATCGAAAAAATAGGCTTACCCACAGATGCTTTTGAATGGTCACTTGACGGAAAAGAATCCGTCGAAGAGCGGGCCAGGAAAAAGAAAGAAGATCGCAAGGGACCAAAAGAGCTAGTTTGCAAAAAATGCGAAACCGTTTTTAAAAGCCGTCGATCATGCCCTGCTTGCGGATTTGAGATTATCCCAAAAGGCGACGCAATCCCCGTACACCAAGCCGAGCTGCAAGAGGTCAAAAAAGTACCAAGCATAGAAAAAGAAGATTGGTATCAACAGATGCTAGGTTGGTGCAGACGTACCGGCAAGCGTGACGGCGTGGCTTTTTATGCCTATCAGGCGAAATTCGGCGTACAGCCAGCCTGGAAGAAGGTAGCAAAAGAGCCTACGTCCGACGTTGTCAACTACATGAAGCACAGACAGATTGCTTATGCAAAAGGACGTGCAGCATGATCGCATTAGTAGACATCCATCAGCAATGCTCAGGCCGTTGGAGTGGCGTTTTGACCGCTATAGGACTGCCAAGACAAGCGTTTACAGGAAAGCACGGTGATTGCCTTGTCTGCGGTGACGATCGCAAGAATGCCCGCTGGAACCCAAAGAAAGAATACTGGGTGTGTTCAAAGTGCGGCGTTACTCAGGCCATGGAATTAGCCCTTAAATTTACCGGCGAATCATTCAGACAAACAGCAGCCCGTATTCGTGGCGAGAGAATAGAAACCATGGAACCCATTAAACGAGAATATGACTATGAAAAAAATAAAACCAGATTACAAGCAATTCACAAAACATTATCAAGACTTACTGAACAATCGTTGGCCTTTGCCTACTTTACAGAGCGCGGCATTTCGGTTCTGCCAGAAAAGAATTGTCACGAAAGCACAGGCGTTCCTTATTACCAGGACGGAGCAAAACAAGGGGCATTCCCCGCGTTATGTTCATCTTTCAGAAACATCAGCGGCGAGATTTGCAGTTATCACGTTACCTATTTATCAGACGATTGCAAAACAAAAAGAGCCATTGAATCGCCAAAAAAAATACTTCCATCACTATTCCCGCTTGCCGGTTGTTCTATCCAACTGTTTGAGCCAAAAGCCGGAGTTTTAGGGATAGCGGAAGGCATAGAAACAGCGCTTGCTGTGCATCAACTTGAAGGCTTGCCGATGTGGGCGGCTGGCAATGCGGTTTTGATGGAAGCCTTGCAGGTTCCTGAGTCAGTAAATGAGGTTTGGATTTACGCTGATAACGATGCGAGTTTCACCGGCCAAAAAGCGGCTTACACCCTAGCCAATAGATTAAAGCGCGAAGGGAAAAAGGTTTTTGTTGAGATTCCGAAGGAGGTCGGAACCGATTTTTTGGACGAATTAAACCGCGAACGCTCCGAGACAGAAGCCCGGAGACAGCCGACGTGATGAATATATTGAAATCAGCGTTTGGGCCATTGCCGTTTATGCATATCGAAATCGATGGAGAAGTGATTGTTAGCGTTGACAGAAGGGAAGCCGGTAAACCGTACTGGGACGGATGTTTGAGGCTAACACGATGATGCCTAAATTTGAAAATGTAATCCCAAAATGCGCAGATAAGGAGTCAGTGTATCTGTGGTTGGTTGCAGCGGATAGCACTTACCTTTATCCGCCAGCAGCCGGATTCTGCACAGATTGTCATCCTGCATATCAGGCAAGAATGATTAAAGATGGGCGTTGTGAAAATCCAGATGTACGTTTCATGGTTCAGAGGCAATCAATTTACGGCGTAATCCGTGACTTTACAGTGCCAAAGGGGAAAAGGGAAAAAGGAGTGGTTATAGATGATTGATTTATCAGCATACGGCATTGAATGCACTGGAAGTGAAAAAATAACATCATTAATAAAATGTGTTGTTCCTTTATCCGGTGGCAAAGATTCGCAAGCGTCTTTGATGTTGGCATTACAAAAATTCAGTGCTGAAAATATCATTGCGATGTTTTGCGATACAGGATTTGAGCATCCAGAAACATACGCGCACGTTATAAAAACAGCAAATGAAAACAATGTTGTTTTAGTGACTTTATCAGCAGGCACTGTGCAAAGCGTTTGCACAAAGTACAAAAGATTTCCAGGTGGCGGCGCTAGGCATTGCACAGATGAACTAAAAATCAGACCGTCTAAGTATTTTTACAAAGAGCTTTCAAAAATCAACGGAGGCTTTGAGATTTGGTACGGCGTGAGAGTGCAAGAAAGCGCAGAGAGGGCGGCAAGATACAAATTTAAAGTAAGTGATGAATTGTATGCGCCTCATGACTATATGCCGAACAAGTACCCTAAATATTTAGCTAAATCGAGTGTGAGTATTCGAATGCCGGTACTGGATTGGTCAAAATCCGAAGTATTGGAATTTTTGGAAGGTAAGCAAAATCCATTGTATGCGGCTGGATTTGATCGTGTCGGTTGTTTTCCCTGTTTGGCGGCAGGGGAATCACATCAGATGAAAGCATTTTATTTTGATGAAACTGGGCGCAGGCATTATGAAATTGCTGAGCAAATAGCAGTAATCGCAGGTAGAGACGTACTTCAATCAAAAAAATATAGAGGACAAGGTCCAGGGTGTGCTTTGTGTTCAATATGAAGCAACTATACAAAATAGATAGCCCAAAATCTAAAGACTACATGCTTTTGCAGCTTCAAGCGCTGAGCCTTGAGCCTGTTATGTGTGTTGAGGTTAAACCGTTTCAAAAGATACGCACAGGCGACCAAAACCGGCTGATGTGGGCGTCTTTGATGGGTGACTTTGCAGAGCAAGCATTCGTAGAAGGTCGGCTATGGTCGCAAGCGGTGTGGCATGAAATGCTGAAAACCCACTTTTTGCCAGAGCAAGCAACGCCAGGCATCACGACAGCAGACTATAAAAAATGGCTGGAAATGCCTGATGGCAGTTTAAAAATGGTCGGCAGCACGACAAAACTCACAACAAAAGGCATGAGTGATTATTTGGAACAGTGTTACGCCTACGGGTGTGATTTGGGCGTTATGTTTACAGCCAACCCAAGGGGGATGATGTGAGCAAAATAACCAAATCAGCGCATGGAGAGCAATGCCAAATCAGAATACCAGGCGTATGTAATCACAATTCTGAAACGACTGTTTTTTGTCACTACCGGCTTAATACAGGCATAGGCATTAAACCAACCGATTTACAAGGTGCTTACGGTTGCTCAGATTGTCATAGCGAAGTAGACAGGCGCACTACTAAGCATGATATTGATTTTGTGAGGCTGTGCTTTGCTGAGGGGGTTTTTAGGACTCAGGCGATATTGATGCAAAAAGGATTGGTGAAAATATGAAATATAGAAATACCAAGACCGAAATTGATGGAATAAAGTTTGACTCTAAAAAAGAGGCTGAACGATACAGATTATTAAAACATTGGCAAGATTCAAAAGTAATCTGTGATTTACAAACACAAGTTAAATATCAATTAATACCGAATCAATATATTGACGGAGAATTAGTAGAAAGAGCAGTAAAATATATTGCTGATTTCGTATATAGACATTATGGAATTATTGTCGTTGAAGATGTAAAAGGAATGAAAACTAGGGATTACATAATTAAAAGGAAATTAATGCTAGATAAGTACAATATTAGGATTAAGGAAATATAAATGACAATATATCGCTGTACTTACAATGGATGCAATAAAGAAACAGATCAGAAAGGCCAGCGATGCAGGCATGGCCGGTCAATGGTTGAAATGCGGAAGGTTGTAGCCGTACCGGGATCAATGACTTATTCATTGACTGGTAAGTGCTCCTATAAATCGAGTCATGTGAGTGAATAAATGAAACCATCCGATATTCAAGTAGGGAAAACTTACGTTAATAAGGGCGCTGGGAAAACAACTAGAACAGTTTCGGCCATTGGGGATGCTTTTAAGCCGGATATTTACTGGAACGCGACAGGTAAAAACCCGCGTGAAAATGACACAGGGGTTCTGTATCAACAGGGCGACAAAAAAAGAAAGCTGTATTTATCAAGCTTTGCCGCATGGTGCGGTAGAGAAGTAGAACAAGGGGAATAAATGAGCAATGTTTTCAATGCAGTATGCACATGCACAAGAGATGCGGAAGTTCGCTATCTGCAATCAGGCGGAGCCGTTTTGAATGTCAACGTGGCTAATAATCAAGGTTTCGGTGACAAGCAGAAAACCATGTTTATTCGAGTCGCATTATTCGGTAAACGAGCAGAAGGGCAGTTAAAAGATTATCTGGTAAAAGGTCAGCAGGTTTTTGTATCGGGTGAATTGTCGGTTAATGAGTATCAAGCACAAGACGGCACAACAAAAACAAACCTGGAACTCAATGCAAATATTATTGATTTAGTGGGTAAAAAATCCGGTACTGAGCAAAAACAAGAAAATCATGCTCAGTATAGTGAGCAAAACAGCAGGAAGTATCAAACACAAAATGTTGAAGAATTCGATGACATCCCATTTTAGGAGGCACTATGAAGCATGAAGTCTATTTTTGGTGCATCGAGGCTTATGTCGAATTGTTCATTATTTTAAGTCTGTGCTTTTTAGCGTCATTGCCATGCTGATTTTGCGCATAATGTTTGCCATGTTTGCTGCAACCTGGATTATATCAATCGGGGTAATCCGGGGATGCTGGGCGGTATTTAACGAGGTTTGCAAAATGGTTGACGAGTTGATTAACCGGATATTTGAGGGGCTGGTGTGATGATGAAATGTTATGCCACTGAAATACATATTTATGAAGATGATTTAAGTCTTATGGCGATTGTGTCTGGATATGATGAATGCAGCGCCAAAATTGAAATTAAAAGCGAGTTGCACACAAAAGAAAGCTGGCAAGAGTTGTCGGCGGCTATTGGTGAGGCAATAGATAGATTGGAGCTTCAATAGTGTCTAACATCGGCGAAATATACGAGCAGGATATAGAGTGGCTACTGTCTAAAATGCCGAATGCCACAGAATCAGAACAAGACGATTTTGCTGAGCGTGTGGCGGTTATGGTCATTGATGGCAAACTGGATCAAGACCGAGCCAGGATGCTGGCATTTAAGCGCCTAGAACTGAAAAGTGGGGTAATGGGTAAATGTTTTTCCCTCCAATAAACTTGTGGACAGCACCAAAAAAACTAGGGTATTACATGACAAATCATATTTGGGTTTGGGGTGATGATGTGGAAGCAGAGGCTAAAAAAAGCGATGAAAGCATTCAGGCAATTAGTAAAAGTTGCTATGGACAATACAGCAGCGCAAAAAATGCACTGTGTGGTTATTGTCCGTTAATTGTTGGGTGTATGAGTGAGGACAAAATGATGTCAGAGAGAATGAAAGCAATGAGCGAGGCAAAGCCAAAAATTGAAGATACACTGAAAGAGCGTGGCAATAGGTATGGCGAATTTAAAAGCCATGCGTTAATAACTCAGAATATAAAATCTGCAATGTACGTTGGCGGCTGGCATGATTTAAATTCATCGCAGAAAGAAGCGCTGGAAATGATTGCTCACAAAATCGGTAGAATCATCAATGGCGATTCTAATTACTCTGATAGCTGGCATGACATCGCTGGATATGCAAAGCTGGTCGAGGATCAGTTAAATGGTAAGTGATCAACTGATAAAGCAAGTCAAGTTTGAAGAGGGTTTCATAGCCAAGCTATATTTATGCACAGGCGGAAAAAAGACGATAGGCTTTGGACACAACTTAGAAGCCTGTCCACGGTTCAAAGGCGAAGTGATACCGGACAATATCAGTAAAGCATATGCTGAAGAGCTGCTGAGGTTTGATCTAACCCATGCACAAGATGCTTTATACCGCGAGTGGCACGGACTAGGCTTAATGACTGGCTCTAGACATGATGCGTGTGTACAGATGGCTTTTCAGTTGGGTATAGCGGGATTTATGGGGTTCAAGAAAATGAGGCAGGCTTTAGTCATGTGTGACTGGCAAGAGGCGAGAAAACAAGCACTTTTAAGCAAGTGGGCGATGCATGATTCCCCAGCCAGAGCTAAGAGGGTGTCATTGCAATTTGTGACGGGTGAATATTATCAGGTTCCGTCTTGACAAAACCTAGGCTAACCAAGGTTAAGGGAGTGTGGCTTTGCCGGTGTGGGCGATATACCGGCAAAGGGTTTTCACATAAAACAGCGTTTATTGATTGGCGGCGTTACTTCGGTGCTGGTAATGCGCCAGGATAGTTCCTAGCAATTACAAAATTCATTTGTTCGATCAAATCAGGGCGTTTAAATTCTATGTGCATGTTTTGGTTTTTGAACATCTTGACAGATACATAATCGTCTTGATATGTTTTTTCACCTGTTTTTTGTGAATAAGCATCTATCCTCATAGGTAATGTTTTAGAGTGTTCTGGCTGTGGCTTTTTGTCGATGGTTAGCATTATCCTTTCTAAATCAACTAATTCATCACTAGCTCGGCCATAGTTGACAGCCATACCTTTATTCCAGTTGGGGCGACAACAGAAAGTTTTAACAATGCGTTTGCCAAACTTTTGCGGCTGATTAGTCTTGTAATCCCAAGATAGGTTTTTAAACAAGTTTATGATGCCTTGCTCAAAAATATCATCGCGTGAGTTAAGTAGTTCGGCAAAAGTGGCGGCAACTGATTCGACGGTTAAAGCGGGTGGATTCTCAAGATCTTTTCTGAATTTGGCTTTTGTAGCATGATCCATCACGTTGAACATGTTTGTTTTCTCCATCAGATAACCCCACATGGATTTATCGATGTTTTTTTCGATTTCAGGCATAGGGTTATGACGCAATTCAAGACCATCACGACTCGCATAACTAAAGCCAAACAAATCGTAAAATTCTTTCATTTCTTTTTGTATCGCCAACAATTCATCCGTTGCGACTTTAGCTCGGTCTATAAACTGTTTGCGCAGGGTGACAAGTCTTTCAACATCGGTTGAAGTGATGAGTTCGTTATTTTCTGCTATTGTTGTCATATCATTAACTCCAGTTTAGTTAGTGGTCATGGCCCCGGATAATTCGCAGTTATCGCGGGGCTTTTTCGTTTAAAGTGTTGATAATCCATTCTGTAAGCTTCAAGCCTTCAGATTGGGCCGCACGAACCCAAGATGCTTTGTCTTGAGGCTTACAGCGAGCATGTATATATGATTCTGCGCAGTCGTCCTTGGCCGCGTTACGTTTTCCGGTCATGCCGTGTTTTTTTTCCATAAATCACCATGTTGTAATATAATAAAAATTGTCAAGCCATGCTGAAAAGCACTGTAACCGCCTTCCTTGGCGGTGTGGCTTGGCTTTTATGCTTCCAGCTTTTCGCGTTCTTTTCTTGATACTGTTACGCTGCCGTGAGTGTCGCGGATTTTTTCAATATCCCATGTTCCTCTATTTGTAGATTTCCATTCAGCAGGGCGAAAGTACCACATTGATTTTTTAGATGCCCACCAAAAACCAGCGGCTTTTATTGCGTCCTTGTGTGGCTTAGTATTGCCAGATAACCAAACCCAGTTACCGCAAACTTCAATAATCACGCCTTCCATGGCTAACGCAGAATTAATTGCATCATTTAGCTTGTCACCAAAAAAGAACTCCTCACCTGTTCCTTGTGTTTTGTCTGTATCATCAGGTAAGCCTTTTAATGCATCATAAGCCACATTAACGGCTTTCATCATTTCCAGGCCAGCAGGGTTTCTATCGGGGTGATATTTTGCGCAGGCTGCGCGGTAGGCTTTTTTTAATGCTTCAGCAGTTAAAACTGTAAGCCCTAAAACATTCATTGCATCATTTTTTTTCATGGTCAATTCTCCAATTAGGTTCAAGGTTCCGCCTTGCCGGTATGGTTAAATAATACTTTGTTATTTCTATTTGTCAACACAAATTGATAAATTATTTATAATCCACTCAGACAGCTTTAAGCCCTCTGCCTGAGCAGCTTGTATAAAGCCATCTTTCTGGCCTTTCGTGCATCGGAACTGCACTGTGCTATGCGCAGGTTGTTCACCACGCATAGCGTTTTTATTGTTGCGTGGTGCGCCTGGTTTATTCATCTTCATTGAAGAATTTATGTTCGTTTTCATCCATAAAAATAGTTGCCTCCCTTTTTGTTTTGAAAATTGCTAACAGTCTGTCAGGCCCAAAAACTTGCCAAATAATTTTCCCGCATAATTCTAATTTTTGAATACTCATGATTGCTCTCC